CTCAAGCAAACCTACGTTATGTCAGTGGGTCACGGAGTGCCAAGAGGAGGCGTAGAGCGGCATTTCGTAGACCTCCACCTAGCTTGCCTCCACCACCTATGGGTTGGCAAGTATCTAGGGGCTACGTTAGCCAGAAGGCCGCCGATGCTAAATTCCACGGTGTTGGATTGGCATCATATGATTGCAATACAACTGGATCAATTACACACCTTGACATTATTCCACAAGGAACTACAGTTAATGAAAGACTGGGAAAGAGCTTTCAGATTACAAGTATCCAAGTACGAGGCTCATTCGAAGCTAGCGCAGATTCTGCTATTCAGACGGTAGCGGCATATCTAATTTGGGATAACCAGCCAAATAAAGCATTAGCCGCAATTACCGATTTTCAAGATGGAGTTTATTCAGAAGCCTTTACGCGTAGAGAAAACGTAGGACGTTTTACTATCATCAAGAAATGGATTAGAAATTTAGAAGGACATTCTGGAGTTGGAGGTCAGACTGGCAAGACATCTGCCCTCGTCGATTGGTACAAGAAAGTTAATAACCGAGGTTTAACAGCACAGTGTACCCAAGTAGATACTACTGGTGTCATCGGCAATCGTATTAACGGAGCTTTATTATTAGTTACCAGCGGTAACGAGATCTCTGGAACTTCTGACGGTGTTTTTCGTGTTAATATTAGAATTGGTTTTAAAGATTAAATAAAATTCTTATCTTCCAAACCTTACCGAACCCATTGCTTAGAGTTTAGTGTTATTATAGTATTTATGTGGCTAATGCTAGGATGTTCTTATGACCAATGTACAGTGACCTTATTGCCCGCGTCCCCTAAAGGGGCCCCTCGCGTGGTGCGCCCGGCCGAGGGCGGCCGGTCGATTTTAGCTGATAATGTTGATTAGAGAATTATTGCCAGGAGTTTAAACAAATTATTTATTTAAAAAAAGAATTTTTCTTCTCGTAGTTGATCATGCATTGCATCAAAGTCCCAGTCTAACATGTCTTCATCAGTCGGAGCTGTCGGAGGAGGAACCCAACTCGGCCAAGTCGGTAGAAAGTTCCTCGGATCCATCTCCTCCAAGTCTATCGGATTCATCTGAGGTAGAAATAGAAGTTGTTCCGCACAATTCAAGGAGGATTGCGACAACCTTCTCGACTCCAACATCGGTGAGGGGATCTGCGATGAAGATAACCTTCTTAATTCTTCGCTGAAGCTGCTTGATGTCCTCAGGTTTGTATTGGTTTCGGGTCGCGAAACATTCGACAGGGTCGTAAGGACAGGTGATGAAAATGGTGGAGGGAATCCAGTTAACAAATCCACCCTTGAATTCGACGGACATGGGATATCTGTCGAGAAGTCGTAGAAAGAAGGCGAAGCGGACATCCTTGGATCGGAAGTCATCGAGAAGGGCAACGGGCTGACCATCGTAGCCATCGAACCACCTAAGACTTCCTGAGGATATCCAGACATCTGAGTCGGAGCCGGATAGACGTCGTCCAGATTCAAGTGCGCACCTTGTCTTTCCAGTACCGGTCGGTCCATAGAGCCAGATGACGTTGGGGGCAGAGGTCCTAACGGGCTGAACCAAGGATCTAAGTACGGTGAGTCCCTTGTAATATTTTACAATAGCGACCGCCCCCACTTCAGTATCGTGTGCTAAGTCTCTAACAGACTCGCCTGCAACGATCCTTTCGGCAGCGATATGAATGTCATTACGCTTACCTGGAGTAGGTAGGGTCCCTTTCACGAAGGGATTCAAATCTTCCTTGCTGCAATAAGACAGCGAAGATTCGGGTTTGCCACGCATATGCTCGATGTGACACCTCGAGCCAATCAAGGTCTTGAGCGTTGAGAAGGCCATTTGCTTGCCAAGAATGCATGCACCTTGCAAGTGAGGTGTCCCAGTCTCGGGAGAAACTTCCTTGCCAACCACCATCCACTTGCACTCGATCGATGTTATCTTCTCGTACTCCTCCTGAGTCCAATTAGGTAGAGTAAATACGAAGCGAGATATACGTTGACCATTCTTAGTACGAGCGTAAGGAGTTCTGTCGGAGGCAGGTAATCGAAGAGGTGTGGTGTCCATGAGCTTGATTTGATATTTTTGAGCCAACTCCGCTCGAGCTTTATACCCCGGCACTCCGGTGTTCAGTGAAAAACACCGTCCCTTCGGGGGACTACTCGGAGTTCGGAGGACTAGTGGACTAGTCCCAACTTCCTGGAATTGGTCAGTTGTCGAACTCTAAAAAATGAAAAGAGTGTAACGCCGCGACAGTGTTCGACCTCGCGCGTATACCCATTGACTACGTTTAAAGTCGGGGTCTTAGCCTACTGTGCTAACAGCGCTACACAACAATATAATAATTGTTGTTACGTTAAATGCTCGAACATTAACACTCGCATTGGTAGTGGGATAGCCACTACCCACTAGCCCCTGGGAGGTTGGGGGTAATACTATACCCCAACCTCCTAGAGCTAACTGAGACTATGTTGGGTATAGTCTCACGGGACTGTTAGCATTTATATTATCCATTATGAAGCGAACAAGATCTCAAGCAAACCTACGTTATGTCAGTGGGTCACGGAGTGCCAAGAGGAGGCGTAGAGCGGCATTTCGTAGACCTCCACCTAGCTTGCCTCCACCACCTATGGGTTGGCAAGTATCTAGGGG